AGCAGATCAAACCGATAAAGATGTCAAAACAGCCAATGATGCCGAGATATTACGCATTATAACAAGCAAAGCGCACCAGGAAGAGATCGCCATACTGCTAAAAGACTATAACAAATTAGTTATAACGCGGGATCAGCTTAAAAAGGAGCTAATAAGTGAGAAAGATAACATTAATCGCATGCTTAATGATGCTTACCAATTGCGCATCGCCCATAGTAGTAACAGCGCCGAAAGTAAAGTTCCCGCGCCCGTCACCGGATCTACCGAAGGCGGGGCAGACTGTAACACAACCCTTGCTACAGTTATAAAGTCCTGTCAGGTCACCACAGCAGATTACAATGAATTGGCGACCGAGTGGGATAACAATTGCAAGCTATATGAATGTAAAGACCCAGAGTAAACATCTTAATTAAAGGAATCGCACCATGAGTAATTTAAAAGTCGTTTTAAAAACCCTAAAAACAGAGTTCTTCGCACCTGGTACACCAGAAGTTGCTGGCTATGTGGCTGTATTGAATACAGGTGAAGTACTACCATTGGCACTTAACGTACCTGATACTAATACAGACGGTACACCAGCATTAGATGGCGCAGGCGTACAGGTAGTATTAGCGGGTGTAGCTGTATTCCCTAACGTTCTTGTAGGCGGCGGTTCAGTAGTGATCTACGCGGTAGATGCTTCTGGTGCAAACATTGGTAGCGGCATTACTGGAACTTATACAATTCCTTCACCAGACGTAGCGCGTATTGTTCCTGCAACTATTGAAGTAATCGTTCAGTAATATGCGAGTAGTGCTTATAGTGGTTTTTCATCGATTGAGAAACCACTGGTACTCATTCCACAAGCATGCGGCCAAACGTAAAGTACCCGGACATATCAAAGTAACTGTAGAGAGATAACCATGAAAAATACCCCTTACAATTCCTTTATGAAGATCCTGGTTAATAACTTCGGCCTCATAGCTTTAGTATTAATTGCCTTCTTTGTCTTAAAAGTGGCAATACCAGTGTATCAACTCATTGAAGATAACGCGTCACAGAGCGTTACAATCAGCCATATTTCTGCAAAAGTCGATAAATTGGCTGTAAAGGTCGATAAAGTCGAAATAACAGAAGAAAAACACATTAATCGCTTAGAGCAGAACATGATTGAACTAAGCACAGATTTATTACTAATGCGCGACGACACTCATGTGCTCGTAAACAAAATTACTAATGAGCAGATCGCAAATAAACGCATGAATAGGGATATAGCTAATCTTAAAGTTAAAGTCGATAAAGAGAATAGGTAATGCCTGCATGGAATGAAATAGAAGCAGAATACCGAGCAGGCATTAAGTCAAACGTAGCCATTGCGAACGAGTACGAAGTATCAGAAGGCGCTATTCGTAAACGTGCTAAGAAAGAAGATTGGGTTAAAGACCTAGGCGCGCAGATCAAGTCAAAGGCTGATTCACTGGTACGAGCGCAAGCGGTACGAGAAGAAGTACGAGCTAGTACCGCAGTTAGCGAAAAAGAGATCATCGAAGCTAATGCAACAATGCAGGCTAATAAGATCCTTGAGCATAGAACAGACATTCAGCGTTATAGAGCGCTAGCTTCTAAGCTTGTCACTGAATTAGAACTCACTAGCGATAATCAAGAGCTATTTGAAAAGCTAGGCGAACTCTTAATCGATACAACAGACGATCAAGATACTGGCCAGGCGAAACGATTAGAAGCTTTAAACAAAGCAATGAGCATGAGTTCGCGCATTGATTCCTTAAAGAAACTAGCAGAAACATTAAAAGTATTGATCGGCTTAGAGCGCGAGGCATTTGGATTAAATAACGAACCTACTGAGAAACCTAAAGAACTATCACATGCAGAACTTGACGATAAACTCTCTAAGCTACTCAGAAAAGCTGGCTTTGTACCAGCAAATGCAGGACAAACTCTACAATGATTCGCGCAATCAGATTGTTAATTACTTTACAGATGACGGTGAGTTCAACCGATTTAACTATCCAAAGCAATTAGAGTTCTTTGAAGTAGGCCGGTTTTATACCGAGCGCTGCTTTATGGCCGGTAATCGAGTAGGCAAGACGATTGCTGGAGCCTTTGAGGTTACAAATCACTTAACAGGTGATTATCCGCACTGGTGGATTGGTAAAACCTTTGAGAATCCTACTAAATGCTGGGCTGCTGGTAAGACAAACGAAACAACACGCGACATTGTGCAAGAGAAATTGCTAGGTAAGGTTACTGGATCTGGCGCTAATAAGTCTGTTTCTGGTACCGGAATGATACCAGGCGATTTAATCGGCAATATTACCTGGAAGCAAGGCGTACCTAATCTAGTTGATAACGTACAAATCAAACACAAGCCTTCTGGTGAATGGTCAACATTAGGCTTTAAATCCTATCAGCAAGGCCGTGGATCCTTTGAAGGTACCGAACAAGAAGTAATCTGGTTAGATGAAGAGCCGCCAATTGAAGTTTATGGTGAGTGCGTTATTCGTACTGCTACGACTAACGGCATTATATTAATGACATTTACCCCGCTTGAAGGCATGAGCGAAACGGTTATGCAATTCCTACCTGAAGGCATAGAGAAATAATGCCTCATATTAGTGAATCGCGTTACCTGGTAATGGCTGGTTGGGATGATATCCCGCATTTAAGCAGCGATACTAAGCGAAAGCTACTAGATTCAACACCTGCTTACTTGCGTGATGCACGATCTAAAGGTGTTCCGACATTAGGTAGCGGTCGAATCTTTACCGTAGCAGAAGAAGATATCAAGGTTCAAGCCTTCGCAATTCCTAAGCATTGGCCAAGACTTTGCGGCATGGACTTTGGTTACGATCACCCATTTGCAGCGGTTTGGCTAGCATGGGATCGTGAGAATGATGTGATTTATGTCACTGATTGCTTTAGACAGCGTGAAACAACACCAGTAATTCATGCAGCTGCGATTAAACCTCGCGGCGAATGGATCCCGGTAGCCTGGCCGCATGATGGTAATCAGCATGATAAAGGCTCTGGTATTCAGCTTGCAAAGCAATATAAAGATGCTGGTGTTAATACACTACCTAATCACGCGCAATTTGCACCAGAAGGCACAGACGGTGAAACTAAAGCTACTAGAACATCGGTAGAAGCTGGTTTGATTGGCATGCTAGATGAAATGCAAACAGGACATTTAAAAGTATTCGACCATTTGAATGATTGGTTTGGTGAATATCGGATCTATCACCGTAAAGATGGCCAGATTGTTAAGTTAATGGATGACTTGCTATCTGCAACACGTTACGGATGGATGACTATTAAACAATATGGCTTAGTTGAGCCAAGTAATCGCAAGAAAGCAACCGCAAGAACCTTTAACTGGAAAGCCGGAGTATAACCATGGGTAAAAGATTTAGACCAAATGATGCAGGTAATTCGCAGCCTGCTACGTCAGGGTTCGTAGTAACCCTAGATGCTGCAATGCCAGATGATACTTGCAGAGGCTTATACATTGGCGTTACTGGCAATGTAGCCGTGATGTGGGAAGATGGAACTACTGTAACGTTCCCTAATGTACCTGTAGGCATATTGCCGGTGATGGTCAAGAAAGTATTAGCTACCGGAACTACAGCAAGCGGCATCGTAGCGCTTTACTAATTCACCAACTTAAACACCAGGGCATAAGCAAATGAAATCAGATCTATTTAATAATTTAACCAAAGCGGAATTTGCAACGGCTAACCCAATTCTTAGTGAAGGTGAGATTGGCTATGAGATTGATACTAAGCAATGGAAGTTAGGTAATGGTGTAGATGCTTTCAATACTCTTGCTTATGCAGGTGTTACAGGCAAGCGCACACGCATTATCTCTTCATTCGGCGGATGGATTACTCAGAACACTGTGCAATCTAATGGTTCTACCCAATTGTCAGCTACAGATAGACTAGCAATTACACCGTGGGCTGATGCTAATGACATTCAAGCCATTATGGTGAATGGTTATGGCTCTACCGATGGTAAAGTAAACTCTAATGGTAATGCGGTTCTTGTAGCTGTTTCTATTGAGAATGGATCAGTGCCTTATCCACAGTTCTCATTCAGAAATAATACAGGCGTTAAAGCTAATACGGACACAGGTGGTGGTAGAAC